TTGGCCTAGAAATGATGGCTACATTGTCGGTTACGCTATTGCTGTTGATGGTTGGGCTGGCTATTTTCCTGTCGCTCACGCTGGCGGTGGGAATCTGGACAAGCGCATCGTGGAGCGCTGGATTAGCGACGTCTTGGCTACACCCGCAGACAAGATCATGCACAACGCCGCCTACGACCTTGGATGGCTCCGGGCCACGGGATTTGAAGTAAACGGCACGATCTACGACACCATGCTGGCAGCACCTGTGCTGGACGAGAACCGCTATGCCTATAGCTTGAACAGCCTGGGCTTTGACTACCTCAAAGAGATCAAGTCTGAACAAGGCTTGAAGGAATCCGCGTCTGACTTCGGTGTGCACCCCAAGAAGGAATTGTGGAAGCTGCCTGCCATGCACGTGGGCGACTACGCCGAGCAGGACGCAGCGCTTACCTTGAAACTCTGGCATAACCTTAGGCCACTTCTCATCAAAGATGAGGTTGGATCAATCTTTGAGCTGGAGACCGAAGTGCTGCCGGTGCTCGTGGACATCACGCTCAAGGGCATTAATTTTAACCGCGCCCAGTGCGAGCGCCACATGGCCGAGATGCGCAGAAAAGAAACCGAAATCCTGAAGTACTTGAAGAGCCAGGCCGGCATGCAGGTGGACATCTGGGCAGCGCAGTCCATTGCTGCTGCATTCGATCGCCTGGGCATTCAGTACCCCAAGACAGCAGCTGGCGCGCCGAGCTTCACCAAGAGCTTCCTGGACACGCACGAACACCCTATGTCCAAGATGATCCTGGAGGCCCGTGAGTTGAACAAGACCCACGGCACATTCCTGGAGCCGTATCTTAAGCACAGCGCCAAGGACGGCCGTATCCACACCCACTTTAACCAGATGCGTAACGAGGAAGGCGGCACCGTAACGGGCCGGCTGTCAGCCAGCAACCCCAACCTCCAGCAAGTGCCCGCGCGCCACGAAATCATCGGCCCCATGGTGCGAGGCTTGTTCTTGCCTGAAGAAGGACAGGTTTGGGCGGCAAACGACTTCTCCTCGCAGGAGCCACGCTTGTTGGTCCACTATGCGGCCCTGCTTGGGCTGCCTGGTGCAGAGAAAATGGCACAGGCCTACCGAGAAGACCCCAACATGGACTTCCACCAGATGGTGGCTGACATGGCCGGCATTAAACGCAAGGCTGCCAAGACGATTGGCCTGGGCCTGATGTACGGCATGGGCAAAGCCAAGCTGGCCACACAGTTGGACCTGCCCATGGACGAGGCAAGTGATTTGATTAACACCTTTCACGCCAAGGTCCCGTTTCTAAAAGGCACCGTGGACGCTGTCATGAAACGCATTGAGCACCCTGTCTCTGGCGGGTCGATCCGCACCCTCCTGGGCCGCAAGTGCCGCTTCCCATTGTGGGAGCCAGTGGAGTGGGGTGTGAACAAGGCGCTGCCGCGTGAGCAGGCTGTCATTGAATATGGGGTCAGGATCAAGCGTGCAGGCACCTACAAGGGCTTAAACCGTCTGATCCAGGGGTCAGCCGCAGACCAGACCAAAGCCGGCATGGTGGCGCTGCACAAGGCAGGGTTTAGATTGTTGTTGCAAGTTCACGACGAAGTAGCACTGTCGGTGCGGAACATCGACGAGGCCCGCGAAGCCGCTGACATCATGGCCAAAGCAGTAACCCTAGAAGTTCCCTCCCGTGTTGACGTGGAGACTGGACCAAGCTGGGGAGAAGCATCATAATTGAGGTGGGGTTAACTGCAGTTGCCCCGATTCTCCTTTTGAGATGTTCGGGCTGGGGGCTTGCTCCCAGCCCATTTTTTCCGATACACTAGGAAGTCCAATAGAAAGGAGAATTTAATGGGAAGATCACCAAAGCCACGAACTCAAGTTGTACCTGCTCACCCAGAGCCGTACATTCGTCAGCCAATGAAGAAGCGCGGTAGACCACGGCGTTCAGGTCCTAAGAAGAAGGACCGATATGACGCTGTACGTGCGTCACCCTCCAAGCGCCCTGGGCAGCGCTGGATTACCGTATCCCTCCCCGAGGATGCGTACTTCATGCTCAAAGAAATCGCCACGTTTTACAAAGTAGGAATGGGCGCGTACATGCAAAGCCTCCTGACTCCTGCGTTCGATCAAGCCTACAAAGAATCCCTGACGCTGCAGCGTATCGCCAAAACAAGAGAGAAAGCTAAAAATGAAATACAAGACCGAGATGACGTTCCCCGTCGAACTCACTTTTGAAGTACTCCCAGTCATGCTGGTAGAGGACACCGAGCTGCCTGAGCAGCTGGACATCACCAGGATTTTGTTGACCATCACAGGCCCCAGCGGCAAGCCTCGCCAAGTGGACATCACCAAAAGTTTTTCAGAAGAACAGATGATGCTGTTTGAAGACGAAATCATGGAGAACTACAGTGAAGATTCTGCGCTTTGAACGCAAGGACGAGGCCGTGGCCTGGGCCAAGAAGGTCATAGGCATTGACGGCATGTCAGGCGACGTCACCGCGATAAGCCTGCTGGATGACAAGGGTGAGTTCCTGGCCGTCACCGTGTTCTCTGCCTACACAGGGACCAACATTGACATGCACATCGCAGCACGGCCCAAGAGCCACTGGTTGTCACGCAGTTTCTTTAACGCGTCGTTTGAGTTGCCATTCCTGGTGCTTAAAGTACCACGGGTCACGGGCCTCATCCGCGCCGAGAACCTTAAAGCCCAGCGCTTTGTATCGCGCCTGGGTTTCCAATATGAAGGGCGCATGCGCAAGGCTTTCCCCGATGGTGGAGACCTGGTGCTTTATGGGCTACTTCGTGAAGAATATTTAAAACATCCATGGAGTGAAAATGAAGCTATCAGAGGAGCTGTGGGTACTAGCACAGAAGGCCCCGCAGGATCAACAACCTTTGCTCAAAGCAGTGGGCAAACTACTTGAAGACCAGCGACTGTGGCGTGATGCCTGGTTGAGATCAGAAAAGGAAGTTGAGTTGTTGACAAGTGAACTAGCTGTGTTAAGATTACAGCTCAAACAAAGAAAGGAGAAAGATCGCAATGATTAAAAAAGCCCTTACCCAAGAACAAAAGGTATTCAAGGAACTTGCTGCAACAGGCAGGTACGTAAGCACTGGCAAGGTACTGATTGGTTTAACCCATGTGCCCAAGCCACCTGCAATGACGCAGAACGAGGAGCTTATGCAGAACATCCTGCTCGGCAATTACCGCCGCCTGGTCAGCGACCGGGCCATCGTGTACTTCACGGTTGTGCTGGTTGTGTGTGCAAGTCTTTTTGTGTCTTGCAAAGCATGAAAAAGCGCAGCAAGTACCGACCCCGCGTCGTTCTTCAAAACCCACTGGACTTCGTGCTGTCAGGCTTTAAACCTGTGCGCGATCTGCCAGGCATTTACATCGACGTACAACTCAAGAACCGCGCAGCCCTGGATCAAATCCGCAAGGGCGAGGCGACCAAAGAGGACATCGACATGCTGATCGGCGCATTCAATGTGACTGAAGCGCTGGCCATCCTGGGCAAAGGCCACGATTGGCTTGAAGAGATTCACCAAGGACAAGATGCCCTGCTGCAGCTATCAAGACGCGGCGTGGCCAACGGAATGCGGTTCATCATGACAGCCAAGCAGTGGGAAGCCCTGAAGCTGGTGATGGACCTGCATGAGGAGCAGCTGGCGCATGCCACTGTGTATGACATAGAAAAAGCGCACGACCATGTCCTGGCGGTTCTCCGTCAAGGCAAGGCCCGTGCAATCGTTCAAACTCAAAAGGAAGCAACATGAATAAGTCAGACAAAATCAGAGAGTATTTTCGCAAGTACCCAAGTGCCGAAGTGGCCAAGGTGGCAGCCAAGTTCCAGGCCCCCAAGCCGATGACGTACAAGCTGCGTAAGCAAGTACAAGACGCATGGCAGCCGCCTGAACTGATGCCGATGCCCGAGCTTATCCAAGAAGATACCAACATCGACCAGACCCTGGACGAGCGGGCCAAGGACTACGGCAGGTTCAAGGACAGCGCTGCACTGATGCAGGGTATTAAACGACTGCTCGCGGACCACGCACGCCGCCACGACAAGACGTTCGCCGATGACCAGTGGGAAGCCCTGGAGATGATCGTGCACAAGATGGCGCGCATCGTTAACGGCAACCCCGACAAGGTCGACCACTGGGTAGACATCGCCGGCTACGCCAAGCTGATCGCGGACCGCTTGCAGGGGAATGCACGATGACCTTTAAGGTCCCTGAAAAAGCACGCGTCAAGCTCTCTGGTTATCCAGAGGGCGACGCCACCAATGGGGCCTTTGTCGTGAAGCTCAAGCACTCTCAGACCGTGTTCGTCATCGCAAGTGACGGCGAAGGCTGGGAGCACGTGAGCGTCTCACGCAAAGACCGCTGCCCGACCTGGGAAGAGATGTGCCAGGTCAAAGGCATGTTCTGGGATGACGAAGACGTCGTCATGCAGTTCCACGTGCCTGCAAAGGATCACGTCAACAACCACCCTTACTGCTTGCACCTGTGGCGTCCAAAGGGTGTCAACGTGCTGCGGCCTGAGTCCATCATGGTGGGCTTCAAATGATTGACGAGTACTTCAAACAGATCAGGTTGAAGGTATTTATCTTCTTCCTGGTATCTGTTTGGATTTTTTACGAAACCTGGGGAAAGTACTAAGCACAATTTGTACGATACCTGTATAATTTAATTTCCAACTACAGAAAGAGAGAAAGAGAATGAACTTCAGTTTGAACATTCACCGCGTCAAGAGCATACGCTTAAGCGCGGTTCGTCTTAACCAGGCGAACGCTACCCACTACGCTACCAGGGACCTGGTCATTGAAACCGATGCAGGGAACCTTGAATTGTCCTTGTTCTCGATTTACGTCGACGAGGACAGTGAACAGGAGCTGCTGGAGGTCAAGGTATGAGCATGAACACGCCGTTTCATTTGAGGCAGCGTGAGTTCAACGCGTTCAATGCAGAGAACCCAAAGGTGTGGGAATACTTTGAACGCTTCACGCTTGACGCCGTCAACGCTGGCCACAGAAAGATCAGCCACTGGCTCATCATCAACCGCATCCGCTGGGAGGTTGTCATGACTACCACCGGTGCGGACTTTAAGATTTGCAACAACCACATTGCGTTCTACGCGCGCTTGTTCGTCAAGGTGCATCCGCAGTACCGGTTTATCTTCAACCTAAAGCGCATGGAAGACGAGCCATGGCACGGGGACATGCCGCTATGACTGAATTTGAATCCACCTGCTGCGGGATTCCCTGCATCATCCGCGTGACGCACTGGGAGGGCTACGTGCCTGCCAGGCTATCCGGCCATCCCGATAACTGGGCACCGTCCGAAGGCGGTGAAGGTGAGTGGGAAATCCTCGATATCAAAGGCCGGGCCGCGCCCTGGCTCGAGGTCAAGATGACCGACAAAGAACGCGTCCGTATCGACGAAGAAGTTTTTGAACACATGGAGAATCAAGATGACTACGATTGCTAAATACAAACGCCGCACCTTTAAGGATGTGGCAGCCGAGGCCCACGCACGTGGGTGGACCGAAGGGCTGCAGCAGGGCCGTAGCGAGGCGCTAGACAAGTACCACGAGTTGCTGGACAAGAACAACGATCTGGACGTGACCGCCACAATCCTTGACACAACCCTGACCAGGATTAAAGGATCGCTGATCACGGCCCTTAAGTATCACTTTACCGGCCGGGTATGACCGGTTGGCGTAAGAGGCAAATACAAATGACGCAAGAACACATGACACTGGAACAGGCCCTTGAGTATGTAAAGGGACTAACAGAAGACCAACAAAAGGTTTTTGAATTGGGAGTCAATAACGGCAAGCTGCAGCACCACGTAGGTGCCGTGACCCGACATTACACCGCAGGCTGGAACGCGGCCCTGGACCTCATTGCATTTAAGTTGATTGATGAGTTTAAGACTGCGTTCGGCAACGACACCCTTGCGGGCATCGCTACATGGATCAAGGAGCAAAAGAAATGAACTTTACAGAATGGTGGTCCCAATTGACCAACGCAGAACAAAAGGTAATTGGCGAAACAAATGCCAAATTTGTCTGGGAAGAATGTCAGAAGTACACCCTCATGACCATTGAGGACGCGTGCAAGGCCCAGGTGGCCTATGACCAGGGCATGAAAGATGGCAGAGCAAGCTACGAGGTCCACGTGGCCGGCTGGGTGCTGACCCCAGGCATGCAGCCAGGCATGATTTGGATCAGCGACGCAGGGGGCGAAGGCGGTGACTTTCACATCCACGAGCTGGCCGAAGTCATCGGCAAGTTTTACAAGGAGAAGTTCTAATGACCATCCTCTTTGAAGACGTGCAGGCCATGGCAGACATGAAGGGCCGTGTGGTTAAGCAGTGCGAAGACCCTGAGTATGTTGCGCTGGACTGCGGCGAAGCCCCCGATTCCAACGAGCGCATGCGCATGACCGCACACGGCGCGGTGCTCATTCTTGATAAGGGCCGCTTTTGGCAAGTAGGGCCTCTGGCGGATGTTTACACCGCATTGAAAGGATTACCATGACCTCCCGAAAAGAAATCGTGGAGTTGCTGCGCGACCTGCCCATTGACGACGCATGGCTGCCCACGTTCATGGAACGCCTCAAAGAGAAATATCCTGGCGTCTACGACCAGGTTATCGAACAAGCACAAACACGAATCAAGGAACTAGAACATGACAAGAAGTGACGCCGTATTGATTGCCGACGCAGCTGGCCTGTCCATCTTTGCGCTGGGCCGGGACAGAGAAAAATTCTTACTGGCCCTGGAGCTTTTCACCACCATGGTGGAAGCCGCCGAGCGCAGAAAGCTCGCGGGGCAGCTAGAGACCCTGGACGAGATGTACAAGCTGGCCTCCCGCCAACGCGACGAGCTGATGGACCAACAACGCGCCCAGGTAGAGGCCATGCGTGGGAGAATCCAATGACACAAGATGAAGTTCTAGCAACGCTACACAAAGTGGTGGCAGAGAACATGAACTACACCACCTGGACTGTCTCAACGCCGCACTTGGTTGCACTGGTCAACCTCGCCGTTGAACAAGAGCGTGAGGCGTGTGCAAAGGTTTGTGAAGACTACTTTGGTTATGGAACGCGAGATAAATTTGCAGCAACCATCCGAGCAAGGGGACAAGCATGACACAGGATGAAATTATTGAGATGGCTAGGCAGGTTGGTTTATGGCCCGCTGTAACTGACACTTTTCCAAAAGAACTTGAAGCCTTTGCAAAACTAGTAGCAGAAAAAGAGCGTGAGGCGTGTGCGAAGGTGTGTGAAGAAGTTGGTGTATGGCCTTCACTAGGGCCAAAGCATTGCGCTGATGCCATCCGAGCAAGGGGACAAGCATGACTTGCAACCATGAATGGCAAGAGTCAGGCACCAGCAAAAAACATGACTGGGTCTGCTCCAAATGTAAAATTCTTTACACCGCCCTGAAAAGACTGGACGATGATGACATCCAAACCTACGTCCGGCCCTGGGTTAGCCTGACAGATGATGAAATTAAGCAAATGGGGCTTGATAACTACCGACAAGTTGTGCGTGAGGTAGAAGCCAAACTTCGGCAGAAAAACACATAATTGAAAGAAATAACATGAGACCCGCTATCTTTTCAACAGAAAATCCACCGCAGCCGATCACCTGCGTAGAAACTCTTGAGTACATTGCCGGCCTGCGCAGAAGAATTGAGGTCCAAAACGACCAAATGGAGCAGCTGGTCCACCAAGTGTTCACACTAAGGGCGAGAAATGAGCGCCTGAACAACGAAGTGGAGAAGCTCTCCCTGGACCTTGGCATCCAACAAGGAGATGCCGGGCCAGGGTGGCAGGAAGTGGTGCCCAGGTGACACCGTCTCTCCAGGAAATAGTCGAGGCCCTCGGGCCACGGCAATTGGTCCAGGTGGTCATCCTCACCGCTGGCGGGCAAAAGTACGCCCTCATCGGGCCCGTTATGGCCTGCGCCGAAGTAACAGACATTGAGTTCGGCGAGCTGATGCCCATGGAAGTGGCAGCCAAGATGCTCTCGGGAGACCACAAGGAATGGCTGGGGGTGGGGTTGCAATAAAAAACCCGCCAGGGTTGAGCTGGCGGGTTTCGAGGGTCAAGCGGATAGTTTGTCTAGATTGAACCAATGACCATGGTCCGAGGCCCAGGTGAAGGTGCCGGCCGATGATTGGGTGAAGGCATACTGCCTTTTCTTCTCATCAAACCAGACCGCCGGGTACGTCTCATAGTCAATCCCCAGTTTGGCCAAGAGCCTGGTGGCTGCAGCCGCTCGGTCATGCCCTTGTTCAGGGTGCCCGGGCTGGGGAGGGTCGAGTTCAATCCACACGCGATTGCTCGCACACGTAGTAGTCGTGTTCATACTTTCTCACTTTCTAATTGTTAAAGAACATATGTCAACTTATCTAGCTGACAATTAAATTA